GAGACAGTTGCGGAGCGGGAGGCTGTTCGATCTTATGAGTAACTTTGATGTTAATGTCCAACGGACGCTTGAACACCATCATCACCGCAATGACCAACAGCAGAAAAACAATTACATATTCCATATTACCCTCCAAATATGTAGTCCACCATATCAAATGGTGTCTCGTAATTATCAGACGGCTCATCTTTGAGCGCGTGAGGCAGCCAATCATCTACTTCCGTCCGGGGTTTGGTCACATCTTCCCCGCGTCGGTTTAAAATACCATAGGACAGCTTCCGGGGATCCGCCGGGAGTTCCATACAGATCCACTCTAAGGCGTTGATGCTGTGATTGTTCTTGTCTTCAGGTTTGTCAGACCAACCGGTATCATCCAGAGTTCTGGGCTTGAACTTATAATCCTTGAGTTCCTTGATAAGCCCCGTGCAGGATTCAAAAATCTTGATCCGGCCTGTCTCAAAGTAGGTGTTGAGTCTGTAGATTCTGGCATCCAGTCCGACATGCCCCGCCTTGAAGAAGACTCCGTACTCAGCGTAGTGGTCTCCAAGAGTTTTCTTGTCGTAATCCCGCTTGGCCGCGGACTTCGGATCGATTATAGGCTGGCATATCCAGGCTCCGATGGGGATATCCGCGCAATGTTCATGGAATAAGGCTGCAAGCTCCTCAACATTCCGGTTATTAGTGCGAACATCTTTATATATGTAGAGAATTCCCTCATGTTCGTCCACCGCTCCGAAAACAAAGGTGGCTGTATCAGATAATCCGTAGTCATGTGCCACTATTCTGCGCCATCCGGGATTAATTTTGAAGTCCGGGATGACTGCTTTCATGGCTGATGGGTACACCAGACCCTCTGCATAGCTGAACGAGGAGAAAATAAACCGGTTCACCCACCACACAGGCTTGTTTTTGATGAGTTCCTGTATGAATCCTTCGGGTAAAAAGGCGTTTACATCGGTAGAAGCTACATGAGAGGAGATTGCCGGGTCGATTTCAGAGGGCATTTGGACGTAATTATCCAGAATCTTACCGTGCTTGACGATTTTTTCAGAGGCCATGAGGATTTCTGAGCGCACCCAGCCGGCATCCGGGTTGGATTCTATGATTCCTTTACGCCAATCATACTCCATAACGGGCACCGGCACCTTATTTTTGGTGAGCTTATAGACGATTTCCCCGTTTGCATCTCGTTTGGGTACCCCTGCCGCCGTATTTCTCAGACGAGTTTTGAGCTGAGTCATGACTTCGGCCTTGGTTTCAGATGCTTCGACGATTACGAACATGGAAAGATTGTAGGAACGGAGCTTGTCAGGATCGTCAAACGGCCTGAACATGATGCGGTGCCCGTTGATAAGGTCAATATAAGCTTTCTGAATGGAGTAATCTGCCACGAAATCCGCCGGAAGATCCGCCTCCAAATCTCTTTTGATAGTCTGCTCGTACTGTGAGGCGACGTTGGCCCCGATCAAGGTGTTCCCTTTGGGAGTAATGAAGGCATGTTTCAGAACTTCTTCTCTGGAGGTGGTGGTTTTCCCAGTGCCGTACCCGCCGAAGTTCCCAACGTATCTGTGGGAATCCCGGTGAATAGCTTCCTGATGCTCTTGCGGTATGTAAGTATTTATGTAAGTATTACACCGGGAGCATTCCAACCAGAATTCACTGGCCGCTCCTGAGAACGCCTGAGCGGGCCGGGTGGATGCTCCGCATCGGGGGCAATGGGAAAAGTCCCGCACGCTTATTTCACCTCAACTTTTCCGGGGAACATAACGATGTTATTGACTTCCGGAGTTTTCTCACACGGGGCATTATCACAATCCCCGCAGGTTTTAACGTCAGGGCACTGTGTTTCAGCCTGTGCTTCAGCTCGGCACATCCTCTCGATGATGGCATTCTCAGCTTCAAGAATAGCCTGAGTTGTGAGATGCGGCCTCATGTCGATCTCGGGTGCGAAGTAATGCAGGGTATTGGAAGCTGCTGCATTATACATGTCATAGATTTCTTCCTTGGCGCGTTCTCTTTCCGCTTCGGGAACATTTGCTACCGTTTGCTGCATTGCAGACAAGATCGCGGTGGACATCAGCGTAATGAAGTCCGGGAGCGTAATAGCGTGGTTATAAGTAATACTTACCTTGTTGTCTTGGACTTTAATGTGAATTGTTGTATTTTTCATTGTGCGTACCTCCGAGACATTATTACAATCGGAGTCCAGATATACCCTTTTCAGTAGATTCTGCGATAGGTGAACCGTTTTCGTGCGGCGCGGTTCCATTTGGCAAAATTTAGAATTAGCATTTTAGTAGACCTCCTTCAAATTTCTGTCATAAGTATACCACTTTAAAGGGCAGGGGGTCAAGCTATAGACAGCTATGCATGATAAAAATGAAAATGAAATGTGATTTTATTAGTGATGAGAAGAACAACACACACACTTGTGTCTACGGGTGCATATCGTTAGAGCGTCCGCAAGGGGCAATTTTAAACCCGACCCCCCTATTTACTCAATACATTACATTTTTAAGAAAGGAGGATTTTTAACTATGAACATCAGAGCACCTCCCGCCCGCAGCCTGCCGCTAAACAAAGGAACCATAATTACAGACCAGCTCATGTCGGATAAACTGAGCGTTAAGAAAGGAGATATTATGGACACCTACACTATCCCATGCCCACGCTGTTATGGTAAGGGCATTTTTTACACACATGTGCATAATGGACAACCAGTACCAGCTAAGCCAGACAACGGAGTCTGCTATAAATGTAATGGAGCTGGATATTTAAGAATTAATAAAGGAGGATTTTCAATTATGAACAACACCAACAACACCAACAACACCAACAACACCAACAACACCTACAAAACTCTCAAACACATCCAGGGCCACACCGTGGTCTACTCAGAAATCCCATTCTCCCGAGAGGAACAGCTTAAGTTCCTTTCAAAAGATTATTTACTCCTGGACAACTCCGGGGAACACCCTGTACTGGCTTATAATAACCCATATTATGGGCGGTACAATATGAATAAGTACACTAAAGAGACTAAAGCATTACACACACTTATTTGGAAGATACTGTTGAATAAGCCAGCGATTGTGGCATTCCGATACTTCGACTTCAACATCAAAGTTACTCATGCACAATCCATCAAGGATTTTGTGCAGTATGCACTCACGCACGGTATAAAAGTGCAACTGCACGATTTGACGTTAGATTACAAAACCACTTTATACCCCGTTCAGAGCAACGGGGCGATGCAGGACGCGTACTGGGAACTGCTCAATGAGCAGCTCTCAGAATACGACAAGTTGCTGGAGGAGCACTATCAGCTCAAACGACTGGAGTCTTACAAACCGATTCCACTACAGTATTATCTCGGCCCGAACGCAGACACAGCATTAGACTACATCTTAACATGGGCACCAGCTTATGAGCTGGATATTAATTTTCCGGTCACAGAACCTCAAACTAAAATAGTTTCCCACAAAGATGGCTCACACACCGTCACTAAGGATCATTTCAATGATCCTAAATACTACAGCAGAGACATAGCTCTGCTGTATACACAATTGAAATATTATGAACAAATTTTGGAACCTATTACCAGTCCAACAAAAATAATTTGCAACGTTTGCGGACATCCTGTATCCGTCTATGACCAAGCAGCCATAGCTCCTAATTCAATCTACTATGAAGCTCTTGGCAACTCAGGCTACTACCTGGAAAGAGCACACCAAGTCTTCTGTGAACATTGCTTTAACACTTATATTTATGATGCAGAAAACGATGAATACGAGCTAATAACTGAAGACTACAAAGAAAACCTCACAATCATCTCCAAGTTAGACAATCTCAATAACACCAAAAAAGCAGACGAGGAGAAAGGAGGTGATAATATGCAGATCATAAGTCCAGCTCAGTGCGACACAAACTGCATTGATTGCAACTTCTATGACAACTGCGAAAGTCCTTACAAATTAACTGCGAAAGACATGGATTTCTGGCTTAATGAACGTGATTATGAACCAGAATCCAAATAATTTAATTTCAGACCTGGGCATGTCTATAAACTGCCCTTATTATCTCTATCGTAACTGTTCGTATCCAGTTACTTTATGCAGTTGGGAATAGCATAAAGAAATCCCATTTAAGGGTTGTAGCC